GCTTGGTACGACATCAAGGACTACGGGGAATACAGCTTCAGTAATTCCCACGACCACGTTTTCGGGGATACCGACGAACTCTTCGATGACGATGGCAACGACGACACTGACTACGAGGCTCACGAACACATCGAAGAGGCCAAGCGCCACCTCACCCACCACGGGATGGAAGGACCGTTTGTTGCCCTCGTCTCGAACAGCTTCAAGCGGAGTCTCCGCGACGAGCTTTCGTGGGACGCGCAGTACCACGTCCCGATGGCGAACGGTATGCGGTCTGCGGATGTTCAGGACCTCGATATCGTTATTGACGGCGTTTCCCTCGTGGAGTCGCCGTGGATGGCGGGAGACAAGTTCTACGTCACGCAGGCGCAGAACGATTCGCCCATCAAGTTCCTCGAAGAGCGCCCCGTCCAGGTCACGCGACCGAACGGTGCGGTTGTGCGTTCGCCGGGCGACCTGCTCGGTGCGAACGCCGAGGCCGACTACGGTTGCCGCATGGCTGACCCGCTCGCCGCCGTTGAAGTCACGGCGACCCAGGTCAAGTAAACCGGCCTAACTGAGGCCGTCTGACTAATTCATGGTTTCAAACGAAACAGAACTCAAGGACGACGTGCGTGAGTTTACCGGCTACACGTCTATTAAAGTTCTCTCCAACGACGGCCTCGACACAGCGTATCGGACTGCACAACGGCATATCCGCGTCAAGAAGAACCTCGACGCTGACTACGACTGGTTTGAAACCAATAAGGTCGAGGCGCAAGAGGCACTGTTCTGGTACACTTGTCTCTTCTCGAAAGTCCAAACCGGAGAACTCGATTCTCAGGACCTCCAAGCAGGGGCAGTTGACCAGAAGGCGCTCCTGGCAAAAGCAGACGACGACGTAACGACTTGGTACCGGAACGCGAAGTCGGCTCTGAAGTCAATTAAAGCAACCAGTATTATCCAATCTACGACCCCTTCTCGGGCTGACCGAGAATACGAACCGGATAGCTTCGGCGACCAGAGTGGGGGAAGTAACACTGAAGTTGACGGTTCTAATCTATGACCTACGGCAGTAAACAGGTCGTGGCGCAGATTCACCGAATGGGCCAAAAGGCCGAGGTGAAGGTGCGAAGCGAAACGGGTCAAAACGAGTTCGGGAACATGACCGACGAGTACGTATCTGATAGGTACGTTCTCGCGTTCAAAACGTACCCAAACCGGAACACGCAAGTCGAATCCAACGTCGGGGACCGAGGTCGGGACCGGCCTGTCTTCCTTGTCCCAATTGGAGACGACCAACCTGACCCGCCCGCTGAAGAAGACGTGCTGGTCTACGATGGGCAAGAGTACGAAGTGAAGTCTCACACGCCCTACGACACCCACGTCGAGTTCTTCGGAGAACCAATCATCCACGACGAAGCGGGTGAGTAGCGTGTCTGGCGACATTGACATCGACATTGATGTTGAGAAGGCCGACCGGGTGGGTCCAGCACTTCGAAGTGGGTTAAAAGAAGGTCTGGAAGAAGCTGGAGACTGGATGATGCGAGAGGGTGAAGACAAGGCCCGAGACGCTGTGCTATCTGCTGACCGCGTGTGGCGCGGGACTCTCAAGCAGGGTTTTAGCACAAAAGAAAACCAGTTCAGTCGGACCCATCACTGGAAGGGAGAAATAAGAAACGATGCTCCCCACGCTCGAATTAACGAAAAAGGGCTAAAACCCGGTAACTCTCCTTTAGTTCAAGACATTATTCCGTGGGTTGACGACAAGCTCACCCCAAACGCCGACGCACAAGAAGCGGCGGCCCACGCTGATGTGAACGAGTGGGACCCCCAGTTAGAATCACTGGCCGCCGAGTACAGTCCCGGTATCGTCATCACGGCGTTTGCCGTGAAGGGTGGACTCGAAAAGAAAGGTTACCCCGGTATTGGTTTCATGGAGACGACTGAGCAGTATCTCCAACGGTACGGCCCGCTTCTGGTGAAGCGAAAGGTCGAAAAACAGATGGAGCGCGAACTCCGCGCCGCTGGGTTGAAGTAATTTTCTCATGGACGAAACGGCGCTAATTAGCGGCCTTCAGTCACACCTGTCCTCGGCCTTATCGGTGCCGGTCAGGACTTCTTCTCTGGAGGACGAACGCCCGGTTCCCGTCATCATCATAGATGACTGGGATACCAACGACTTCAACTTCAACAACTCGGCGAAAGCCGGCGAAGCGACCGGCGACTTCGATAACGACGGAAAGCTCGAACACGAGTGGTATCTGAACTTTAGCTTCAGGACCCGCGTCGAGTTCCTTGTTCGTCACTCGGATGAAGTCGATGTTAGCAGGCTCAAGGAAGACGCGAAACACGAACTTCGGCTACTCCGTGAAAACCCACAAACGTTTCACGAGGGCCTAAAGCAGTGCAGATTAGGCGCTGACGGAAATCCGACCCACCAATTCACGGAACCAAAAGAAGCGGAACTGATGCTTTCTGCTCGGTTCCACGGCGACCACACCGTCACTCGAAAACCGAGTGACACGCAGGAAGATACGCTTGAACAAGTGATTGACACGTTTACGTTCAATCCTTAGTTTTCATTAATTTAACATGACTACTTACGGCGACCACCAAGAACCCGGCATCATTACGGACCTCACCTCTTCGGCGGCAGTGCCGTCGTCGGGTGAAGCTCCGAGTGACGTTGCTATCGTTGGTCAGGCGGATTTGTCGAACGCGACAAATGCGGCTGACACCACCAAAGTCTATCAGGTAACTCGTGCGTCCAAGGCGGTCGAGTGGTTCGGCCCCAAGGATTCGAGTCTCTTGACACAGGGCGTTATCGACGCCCTTAACGAGGGCGCGTTCCCTGTCTACGCGGCTGTCGCGGAGTCTACGACTGTTACTGGCGAGAGTCACGACAGTGCCTCCAGCACGACCGTTAGCTTCGACAATGAGCCGATTCGTGAGGACGCAGACTCCATCACGGTCACGCTCGACGGCACAGACCAGACTGTCAACATCGTCTACGACGACGTGTCCACGTACTCGCCTGCCGCTGGCGAGTGTTACGTGAACCCCGTCCGGGCGAACGTCGAACTGGAATCAACTCCGGGTACGTCCCTGAGTTTCGACTACGACCACTTCGACTACCAAGGCGCTATCGACGTTGTAGTCGATAAGGTTCCCGAGGTCATCGACTTCCTCGCTCCCCTCTCGGAGAACCAGAACGTCGTGGATGATGCCAACCTTACCGTTGGCAACATGGAAGACGAATACAACCTCGCGCTCGCCGTTGGTGGCGCAGATATTCGTCTGGACCCCACGAGCTACACGGTTCAGTACGACGACAGCCGGACGCAAGTTGTCTACCCGACGCGGTTCGAAGACAACACCTCTGCGATTGCGGCCTACGTCGGCTTCAAGGCCCAGCTTGGTCTGACGACCACGCCTATCAACAAGCGCCTTAGCACAAACAAACGCCTCGCCGTCACGCTCAACCGCGCACAGCGTGGGAGCCTGATTGACGAGGACACCGTTCCGCTGGCTGACGAGGCTCGCGGCGTTCGTGTCGTGGATGACCCAACCACGGTGTCGGACTCGAACACGGATGAACAGAACCTTCAGTTCGGTTTCAACCGACTGGTGGCTGACTACATCATCGAGACGACCCGCGATAATCAGAAACCGTTCATCGGCAAGCTGAACAGTTCGGTTGTCAGGAACACGCTGGAGGGCATGGTCAGTGAGTCTCTGACCCGCCTGCAAGAGTCTCAGGCTGTCATCAGCTATACGGTTAACGTCCAGAAGGAGGACGCGACCACCGCCGGTCTGGAGATGAGCGTTGACCTCGTTGAGCCGCTTCGGTTCATCGAGAACACCATCACCATCGGAAACGGCGGGTAAGACTCAACTTTCCTAACTTTAATTCATCATGGCACGAAATGGCACTGTTGACCGTATCGAATCCGCCGCGAACATCACGCTGGTTATCTCGCGGGGGTCTGACCAAGGCGTAACGCACTACGACGGGAGTCTCGAAGGCAACGAAGAGCTTCCGGCTGGCTACATCGAAATTCCTATCTCTCGGGTGGACACGACCAAGGAGGTCGAGGTTTCTGAGATTCGGGAGTCGTCGCTGAAGGCCAGCGGGTACTCTATCACCAGCATCTCGTACTCGGGTACGATGATGTTCAAGGGGTCCCACGTCACGAAGGAAGTTCCTGACTCCAGCGAGGGCGCTGAGGATGGTGACACTATCTCGAAGTCTGTCGTGAACTTCCTCTACGATGACCACGGCGTTCCGATGCCCGTGACCATCAACATCAACCACGGCCTCAACGACGAG